CTCTGGGCCGTGTGCTTTGCGCCCGTCATCAAGACGCCGCCCTCCTTATGGACCGGGCCTTTGTAGACTTTGCCGTTAGGTAGGTAGTGCGTGGCTGTCTTGCTCATCACTTTGCCTTTTTCGCCGTCTTTGCTGATTGCTTGAACGCCGCAGGCGTCGGCGCGCCTTTGGTGCCGGGCTTTCGCATCTTTTCACCAGACCCAGCCTTGATGCGGGCACGTTTGGCGTTGATGTTGGCGTACAGACCAGGCTTCATTTCTTCTTCGCCTTACCGGCTTGCGACAGGGCGATGGCGATGGCCTGCTTGCGGCTTTTGACGACCGGGCCGCCCTTGCCGGAGTGCAGGCCGCCAGCTTTGTACTCGCGCATGACCTTGCTGACCTTCTTCTCGGCCTTGGTCTTCATTTCTTGCCCCGAGTCATCTTGTTGGTCATCGCACGCTGGCCGCGCTTGGGCAACGGCTTAGGTTTGCCAACCGCAACCATGATTGCCACAGGCATAGCCATCTTCTTAGAAGGCTTTTTAGAGCTAGACATTTTTGGTGCTTTTCCGTACATGATTTATCTCCGTTAAGTAGCGAGCGCAGCGCGGCGCGGGCGCCCAACGCGCTTGACTGGCGCGGTCATGGGCAAAGCGCGGTGTTCTTCTTGAGTCGGTGCTTCTTGGCCAGTCTCATCGACCAGAACGTAGCCAGTGTGGCCCTTCATGGACTCGATGTCATGAGGCTGAGTGAACGTCACCGTATTACCACTTGCCAAACAACGATAGGTAGCCATTTGAAATCTCCAAAGAAAACAGGGGGGCTTGTGGCCCCCCGTTTTTACACAGCGCGCCCGATAACGAGCGTAACAGTGGTTGATGCTAGATTCACAGATCCAGCGGTTGGGTTGTAGGTGACGATAGTCACCGTGTTAGCAGCAGAGACATAAGCCCGTTTTACCAGACCAGCCTCGCTCACACCCATCGAAAACCCGATAACCATATCGCCCAAGGCAACGCCAGGAACAGTGATCGTGTCGGTATCCGTAGCACCAGCACTGACAGCGCCAGCGTCAAGGGTACATTGAACTTCCCAGGTGTCCGAAAACAAACCCCGGAATTGGTCATTCCCACGGCGGGAAACAACAGCGGATGCAGCAGCCATTTTGATCTCCTATAAAAAAGACCCTCCCCCCGGAGGGGGAGGGGCAACTGCAATCAGGCCGGAACAGCCAGGGCGAAAGCAGCGGAGGCGTCAGCAGCAGTACCAGTAGCATTGGTACGCAGGGCCTTCACACCGTAGATCGTGTCTGCGGTGAACAGGGTGCCAAGGTACTCTTGCTTATACTGAGTCTGCGAACGGATGCCCAACTGCTCAATCAGCACCATCGCATCGCGGTGGCCCATCAGGCAGATACGGTCAGCGCCGCTGTTGCCAGCACCAGTATCGGCGTTCGACGACGCAAACACAGCCATACCGTACAGTTGGCCGATCTCACCGTTGCGGATAGCATCGCCGTTGCCAACGAATGCTTGCTCGGTATAGCGGGCCAGACCCATCAGGGTGTTGCGGCTCGAAGGCGGGATCAGGAAGAAACGGCCATCCATAGGGATGTCGTTGTCGTCCAGACGCTGGATCGTGCGACGGATAGCAGCATCGGTCAGGGCAGCGGCGTTGGAAGTCGTGCTGTTGTAAGCAGTCGTGCCATCAGAGCCGATAAATGCCTTGGTCGTGGTGTTGCTGGTAGCGTAGTCGTTCGTGCCAACGGTTGCGCCGTTGAAAGCGCGGCCAAGCTGAACCAGGTCAGTATCGATGCGCTTTGCCAAAGCGTAACCAGCATCTTCCGTGTAGAAAGAACGCAGGCTCGTCAGGGCTTGCACCTCAACGATGTCCTCGATCAAACGGCTGTACTCATAGTGCTTGTTGATCAGCACCTGAATATTGGTGTCGCTCTCTGCAATCAGAGTAACGGCATCAGTAGCAGCTTTGGCCGAAGCGTTGCCACGGGCAGGCGACGGGATGTTAACGGTATCACCCTTTTTGCCACGGAAGGACATCTTCTTGACCACATTGGCCAAGACGAGGTTCTTTTTGTAGGCAGCGACAATCTCATCACTCCAGATTTCTGGAATGAAATTGGCCGCAGAGGTGGTGGTTACCGAATTGGTAGGGGAAAAGGCGGTGTTTGCCATGTTAAATCTCCGAAAAAATGTTACCGAACACGCCCTTCAGAGTACGCCTGCATGATCTCATCACTCAGGGATTCGTACCTAGCCGGGTCTGTCATTTTCAGCCGAATGAGGTCAGCCCGCCGGTAGACTCTTTTGGAACTCTCGCCAGAGCCACCTACATCAACTTGCGCCGCTTTCATGTTCTTGGCCCTTGTGGCATCGCTTGTTCGCTCTGCCTGCTGGGCTTTAACACCGCGCAATTGCTTAAAAGTGGACAACAGTTCATTGGCCGAGTCATAGTCAAACTCAGCATCTGCTTTCGCATAAAGCGCCAGACGCACGGATGAAGATTTCACCCAGTTCTGGAATTCAGAGTCACCAACAACTTGCGAAAAGTCGGGGTGCTCCTGCGAGAGCTTTTGCTGAACCTGCATCCGTTTGAAGTCCATGCTGGCCTGACGGGCCGCAAGAACGTCTGGATGCTTGTCTATGGTCGCCTGAACTGCCTTCTGAGGGTCTTGGAAAAAGTCAACCTCCGGTTCATCCTCGTGAACACGCTGTTGCTTAGAGCCGAGGTTTTGCTTGATTAACTCGTCACTCAGTTTGCGGATTTCGCCCACTTCTTGGGCTTGCTTGCCAATCAACTTTTCAGCTTCTTGGTGCATCCGCACAACTTCTTCCAAACTTTTGCCCCTGTATTTTTCAGGGAGTTCAGATTTCGCCTCTTCTGTTTCGAGTTCGCCTAGCGGCTCGGGTTCTTGGTCAATCAGCATAATTGGTTTCCTGCCAAAACGGTTGTAGGAGATTCAACTCGGCCCTGTGGCTTATGAGTTGGCTTTGCGCTCCGCATTCAACTTCTCAACGTGTCTGTGCTCAAACCGCCCGTGGGCAGATGGAAAAGAGCCAGACCAGCCTTCCAAGTTAAATTTGGGTGCGCTTATGACGCGGCTGGCTGTACCGCCGCATCCACACTGCACCCCAGTCGTCTCATAACCGACTAAAGCCTCAGTGCGTTGCCCGCATACGCAGGCAAATTCATAAATTCTTTTCACTTGTTAGATCCTCATACGCATCTTCGCTGACCTTTTTCAAGGTTTTTAGCCAGATCAGGATGGAAATCTCGCCTTTACGAAATTGTAGACTTTTTTCATCCGCAATGGTAGAGACATTGTTCATTGCGGCGAGCATGTTGTCAACATCCTCCATCATGGCAATCCAGCCAGGATGAATGAAGAGATCAAAACGGTCTTCGTAGTATTTTTGCAGTTCTGGGGTCATCAGTTCCCTCTTTTTGTCAGCATGGCGCTGGCGATCTCCAGCATGAACTTGGTCTGCTCAATGTTTTTGGGCTGTTCCGTCCAACCCGCAGTAACTTGCCCAACAAATCGATGCGAATCGGGCGGCACACTGACGCGGCAAGTGTAAGTCACGCCTTTTTCCAGATACCAAAGCCCAACTTCAGACTGCGCGTAACGGTATTCGCCGCAAGGGATCTCGTTGGTCATCAACTTGACCACATCGGCATTGTTCGAGGCGTTGTGGGTAAATAGACCGACGTCTATGTTCTCAATGGTCTTGTCACGCCCGTCTTTGGTATAGGCTTTGTACAGCGTGCGAGAGTTAAACAGCGGGTTGACCTTGAAGATCGCCACAACCGTAGCGCCTGTCTGCTTAAAAAGCATCGTCGCAGCGTCGTCGGCTCTGTCTGTCCGTATCTCTGGCAGCTTTTGTGATTCTTTGTAGGCGTCACGAATGAAGTCCTGGCTTTCATACAGAGCAAAACCAGCAAAAGCAAAGACTGCCATCAGGATCACAGCAAACAGCTTGAACGGCGAGTCAACGTACCCGAGAACTTTATCAACAATTGTCTCGGGCTTTTCGCTCATTTGATTTGCCCAGTTATTAGTTGCATCACAACCCAACCGATCACACTCAAAGAAACAATACCAACAATAGCGCCGCCGATCAATATCAGCATTTCTTCCATTTCCGCTTGTCGTTTTTTAGCCGCTTCTTTTTTGCGCCGCGCATCGTGGGCTGCGTCAATCTCCATTTGTTTGGCACGTTGGGTAATTCGCGCCCACACATCCATTTTATTTGCTTGCCAGAAAAGCATCTTGACAGACTCTTCAAAATCCTTCATTTGCTCAATCTGAAGCTCTAATTCCAGTGCCTTTCCCATTGATGACCCTTTGAAGCCACCAGCCTTGGCCTGCTTGACCACCTCAATGGCCTGCTCCTTGGCCTCATAATACCTGCTTAACACCGGCCCAAGGGACGCAACATCGTCCACTGTCTTCGACACCTTTTTTACAAGGGCAACAGCAGACGATATGGCAGATAGGGCGGTGATGGGATCTATCACGTCAGCCTCCCCTGAAATGATTTCCAATCCATGCTACAGCAGCGCCAACAGAGGAGGCAATGGTCATCCCCATCCAGAAGCCACCTTTGCCTTTATTAGCCAAAGCCAAAAGCTCCTCGATCTGGCGCTCCATCTTGTCTACTTTCTTGTCCATAGACTGTACGCGCTCCCATAGAACGCCATATCTAACTGGATCAATCTCACCAATTTCCATTACTCCTCTCCAGTAATTTCTGGCGCTTGCTCCTCAAGCCACACCTGTCGCCACACGCCATCAATTAGTTGCGGCTCCTGCTCAACGGCCACCATTCCAGGTGTGCGCGGCATAGGTGTAGGCAGGACAAGCGGAATCCCAGCCTCTTGCAGAGCTTGTACATTGACATTGGCAGGAATGCTGCCATCAGGATTGAGAAGGAACTGTTTTGGCATGATTAGAAGAAAGTAACTACGCGAACATAGCCATTGCCGCCATCGCCGCCTTTGCCAGAGTTGACGCCGTGGCCTGCGCCGCCGCCTCCACCGCCGCCTCCTGGGTAGCCGCCATTGCCGCCAGCACCTGCGGTAGTAGTACTAGACCCGCCACCGCCGCCACCATCGCCGCCGACAAAATATGTGGTTGCGTTACTGCCGTTACCTCCACTGCCGTTGGCAGCTCCTGCCGCACCACCGCCACCACTCAAACTGGTACTTGAATCATATGCGGACCCGCCTTTGCCACCAGCACCTGCTGGATTTGCCGTTGTGGAACCTGCTACAAAACCAACACCGTTGCCGCCGCCGCCACCTCTATACCCGCCGCGAGCGCCCACTGTTGCAGTGTTTGTGGATCCGGCTGCACCAGATGCGGTATAGCCGTTGCTCGCGGTAGCATTTCCGTCAGGCCCACTTCCACCGCCAGCCCCAGCTACTCCACCAGTTGTTGTTCCACCGTTACCATTACCTCCAGATCTTGCTAAACCCCAAGACCCAAAGGATGAGTTTCCACCACCAGTAGCATTGTTGCCGTTTATATCGTCAGCGGTTTGAGCCGCGCCGCCAGTTGCGCCAGCGCCGACAGTCACAGTTTCAGTGCCACCAAGTGCAGCAGCAGGAATCCACAATTCCGACCTACCGCCAGCACCCCCACCGCCACCACCAAATGCAGCAGTTGCAGATGATGCAGTTGCCCTGCGCCGGCCAGAGCCGCCGCCGCCACCGCCACCATACATCAGCACATAAACCAGCTTTGCCCCTGTTGGCTTAGTCCATGTAGATGTGCCTGTGCTTGTGAACTCTTGAATGTCTGCTGAGGAAATACCTCCACTTGCTGCTACCCATGCAACACCAGCAGAAGCAGAAGAATCTGCGGTTAGAACATACCCATTCGTACCAGCACCAACACGAACATTGTCTGTGCCGTTGTGAGCAATCAGATCGCCCTTACTGGTTGTTGGTGCAAGAGCATCAAACGCTGCTGTCTGAGTGGTTTGACCTGTGCCACCATTAGCAATGGCAAGCGTCCCCGCAAGCGTAATGACACCGCTAGTAGTAACTGGACCGCCGCTAGTGGTCAGTCCAGTAGTGCCACCAGAAACATCTACTGATGTAACAGTTCCAGATCCGCCGCCAGAGACATTGACCGTCACGCTGTCGCCAGATGCCGTGGCGGTGACGCCAGTACCAGTGAAGTTGATGTTGCGAACGCCATCCGTAATGGTCGAACCTTCGTCCTGAACGGCCACCGTGGAGTTGGTGGACATCGTGACGCGAATCTTTTCGGCCATATCGGCAGCAACTACTTCACCAACATTGATCTCGCGGCCAGAAGATAGCGCCAAAACCAAGCTGCCGTCGAAATCAATCTTGGCATCTGTAACGGACACGCCGTCTTGACCATCTTGGCCATCAAGACCTTGCGGACCCTGCGGACCCTGAGGACCCTGCGGGCCTTGCGGACCTTGCAGACCCTGCGGACCTTGTGGGCCTTGCGGACCCTGGGGGCCGTCACGACCATCTTTGATAGACGCTATTCGTTGGGCTAACTTTTCCCCAACCGAATCGTAACGGTCGCGGATGTCAGACTCAATCTGGTTGAGTTGACGAACAACAACCTGCACGTTTTCATTGGATTTGCGCTGCTGAACGGCCTTAGACTCGAAAGCCGCCGAGCTTACAGAAGCGAAAATGTCATCGGCAACTTGATCTAGAGGCTTCATGGCTATCCTTATGCTACCCAGGGCGTGCCTGTTTCAGACACCGGGTTTTTCTGCGATTCAATGTTGGCCGTCAGAGCGTTTTCAGTAGCTTCTTTGTTTACGCCAGATGTCCAGCACCACCCAAGCACCTGATCTTGAGTCAGGGATGCGTAGGGCGTGGTTGGCTGGCCTTCTGACCATGAGCAGGTCGAATAGATGCTGGCGCTGTAGTCGCCGTCCACAGCAGTGGCTTGCCAGTGCGCGGTAGTCACAAAGCCGTCAGAGGTGCGGCGGTCGAGTTCAGAGACTGTCCAAGTAATCACGGTTCTCTCCCGTTCAGTTGTGCTTTGAGGCTATCAACCTCGGCTTTAAGTTCTTGGATGCATTTCATTAGCGCGTATTGCAAATCGGTCTGGTAAATGCTCAAACGCATTTTGGGGTTATCTTCTGTGCCCCAGTTGCTTTCCATCACCAATTCAGGCGCGACTGCTTGAACGTCCTGCGCCACCACACCAAGAGTCAGGCCGGGGTCATCCTCAGACTGGTCGATGTAGTTGAAGGTCTGAACTGGAATCGCGCAGATGGTGTCGAGGTAGGACTTGGCCGGTGCAAAGTTGGTCTTCTCGCGGCGGTCAGACAGATTGACATCGTTGGCGCTGTAGTTTGCTAGGCCACCGTTGGAGCGAATCTCTGCACGGAGCGTAGAAATCCCAACGCACTGCAAAAACTCGTTTCCAGTACCGTTCGGGTCTTGAGCAGAATACTCAACACTTATTCCGAATGGCCCCCCACCGCCATTTCTGGTGTTGATAGCGTACAACAGATAGTTGTCATTGCTTGACCGCAGTTCATGGTAGTCGCCCGTGCTATTTAAGTAAGTACCTGCGTTACTTGCCTTAAAATAGCCTGTGCTAGTTATTCTGGCAGACTCAGTTCCGCTGACTTGCCAAACATGGCGCAATGCTACTGCTGTTAGCTGCGTATAAGCCGCACCGCTTCTGTCGTAAGAAATAAACGCAGAGCCACTTGCAATAGCCGTCGGGCTAATCTCAAGCCCTTCCGCCCCTGCATTTGAGACAACCAGCTTTTGCAGTGGATTTGTCGTCCCAATACCAAAATTGCCTGCATCATTGATTCTTACTTTTTCACTACCGCTCAATTGAAATACTACAGGAACATTAGCCCCGACCGTACTTAAATTCAAACTACCAACATAAACAGTATCTCCGTCTGTGAATAGACGGGCAGTTGCATTATTCGTGGAGGAACTTACTGCACGAATAATCGGCTGACTGTTGCCGCCAACCTGAAAGTTCGTGCCGTCAAAAGTCAGCGCACTCCCCGTGGTCAGGACTTTGCTGCCGTTGAGGTAGGCCACGCCGTTGGCGGTGCCGCCTGAAAAGGTCACCGTGCCAGAGGCAGACAGATTGGTGAAGTCACCAGTGCTACCGCCATCAACCTTCTGCCAGACCGCGCCGTTGAAGATGATCCAATCGCCTACACCCCACAGCGTTTGGCCATCGATGTTGGTCGAGCCAGCAACGCTGACAACGTAGTAGTCACCTTTGTCGCCTGAGCCAGAAGTGATCGTTGGACTGTTTGTGCTTGCGTTCCAAGTGCCGACATAGTTAACCGCGCCAAGATTTTGCAACGCCGTTATCTGGGTCTGAAGGCTGGCCAAGGAGTCAAGCACCGACTGCGAAGTGCCACCACCATTGGTGATAACCTTGATCTTCTCAGCCAAATCAGGAGCAACAACTTCTCCGACATTGATCTCGCGGCCAGACGATAGGCTGATGATCAGACTGCCGTCGAAGTCGATCCTGGCGTCCGTGACCGACACGCCGTCCTTACCATCGCGGCCGTTCGTCCCCGGCACCCCCGCCGGGCCACGGGCGCCAGGCGCTCCATCACGCCCTGGTCGGCCGTCCTTACCATCGCGGCCGTTGCGGCCATCAAAACCATCTTTCCCGTCTTTAAGAGAGTTCACGCGCTTTTCAAGCACCGTTGTCACGCCGTCAAACCTGTCTTGCAGGTCAGACTCAATCTTTTTCAGCGCTTGAATGACGATCTGTACGTTCTCTGCGACCTTGCGTTTTTGCATGGCCTTGATGTCAGAGACAGACCGATCTACAGAAGAGAAAACCTGATCCGCAGCGCTGTCAGACGAAAAAATCTTAGCGAGTTCCATTTTTCAACTCCGAGGATAGGGTTTTCAAAAAATCGTCTTCTGCATCGGCGACTTCACTGCCCGCGCTCAACATCTGCAACTCAACGATTTTTGACTTATTCTTGATGTCAGCTTCTTTGAGCATCAACTCAGCGATCTTGACCCGCTTATCGAACTCGCTGGCCTCTTGGCCCTGTGGCAAGTTCTTGGTCGTGGCCGTGATCACCTTAGCCTGCACCTCTTGCGGCATCAACTGAGCCTCGGTCAGCAGCTTCTGAGCCTCTGCTCTGTTCTGCTCGGCCTGCGTGGTCTGCACCGCAATCTGAGCCTGAGCCGCTTGCAGCGCCAGTTGCTGCTGCGCCTGCGCGATCTGTTGAGCTTGCGGGTCTGGCTGACTCATCTGCTCAAGCGCCGAGATCAACTCGTACCTGTTACTCAAGCTGGAGTTGTTCAAGATGCCTTTGAGGATCAACGGCAGCACTGGTGTGTTTGGCCCGAGTGTCTGCAATAGACCAATGAACTGCTGCTGCTCGTACTCACGGGCGATGATGCCCAGCGTGGCCGTCGGAATGAACTTCATGTCCACCGACGGGTAGCGCTCTGGGTCGAACTGCATATACCTGAACGCCGCCTTCTGGATGAAGGGGATCAGGAAATCTTCTTGGAAGTTGACCAGCGTGCGCTTGTACTTCTTAATGATCGTGGCCACCGCCATCGACATCCCCGCTCCGTCTCTGGCCGCTTGGCTGACCATGCCCTGGCTG